GTCTCGGGTAGCGCGACAGCGTCCGAAACCCGGTGACCGGGTAGGTCATCCCTGACGAGGGCAAACGTAGACGAGTCCGAAAGGGTAGCTCCTCGAAAAAAAGTCAGCCGGCATTTGCCGGTTTTTTTATTTCTTTTTTAGAGGATTACATCATGGCCTACTCAGGCAACAAGTGGTATGCACAACAGTATCAAGATGCTGTTATGCAACTTGCACAACAGCAAGGTTCAAAAATGCGTCCCATCGTTTTCACGAAAACGGTTGATTCGGAAAAAGTGAATTTTGAGCGACTCGGTGAAACCGCCGCAGTAGCCAAAACAACTCGCTACACCGATACTCCGAACGTGGAAATGGTTCACTCACGAAGAGTCGCGACTTTGTCCGACTACCACTGGGCGACCATGCACGATTGGACGGATGGAGTTCGGATGTTGGTTGATCCGAAAGGCGCGTATACGAAAGCCGGCGCATGGGCAATGGGTCGAGCAATCGACGATTTGGTCATTACGGCAGCTCTTGGTAACGCGACCGATGACGCGGGATCTTCTGTCGCTTTGCCGGCGGGTCAAAAAATTACCGAGGCGGGAACTGCCGGTATGACTTTGGCAAAGATCCTTGAAGCGAAACGAATCCTTGATGCAGCTGAAGTTGAAAACGAAGATCGATTCTTTGTTCTCGGTTCGCAGCAGCTCGAAGATTTGCTGAATGTAACTGAAATAAAAAGTGCCGACTATAATTCTGTGAAAGCATTAGTAGAAGGCCAAATTGATAGTTATTTAGGCTTTAAATTTATTCGCTCCGAGCGTCTGTCAATTGCTTCCAGCAAACGGAAGTGCATTGCGTTCCAAAAATCTGGTTTAGGTCTTGGCGTAGGCAAAGACATGACAACCAAAATCGATGAGCGTCCAGACAAGAGTTACGGTTGGCAAGTTTATATGGCTTGGTCAATGTGTTCGACTCGCGTTGAAGACGCACGTGTTGTGGAAGTTCAAGCCCACGAAGCTTAACTTCTCTCTCGGGGATTGGCGGCCTTCGGGCCGCCTTTTTCTCTTACTGATAGGAAATCATGGCATTTTCAAAGCTATCAATTATTAATGATGCGTTGACCCTTTTGGGAACAAACCGGATTACATCTTTGGCTGACGGCAGTACGGAGTCGGCTGTAATGAATCAGATCTTTGATGGCGTTCAAGATTCGGTCGCTAGATCGTTTGCTTGGAATTGCCTGACAAATAGGACTGAGCTTGCGAGGGAAGTATCGACCCCGGCTTACGGTTTTGATTTTCAATATGCGTTACCGACCGACCCCTACTGCATCCGAGTGTTGGAGATGAATGAAACCAACAACACGGATAAATGGAAAGTAGAAGGCCGAAAAATTCTCTCAAATGCTTCGACTTGTAAAATTAAGTTTATTGGTCGACCTGATTCTTTAGGTGATATTGATTCCCTTTTGGCGCAAGCAATCACCGCAAGGCTTGCTGCAGATGCAGCTTACACCCTTGTTCAATCCAATAATGTCACGCAGCTCATGTGGCAGCTCTATTCTCAAAAACTCGCCGAAGCTCAATCGATTGATCAGATTGAATCCTCTCGCGATCACTTTATTTCAACGAGACTTGAAGATGCTAGATCCGGTTTAGGATCTGACACAACACGTTTCGGAAAGGCTTGGTGGTAAATGGCGCGCACTAACGCGATCCAAACAAACTTTCTGAGTGGTGAGTTAAGTCCAATCCTTTTTGGCAGAGTGGACACCGACCGTTACACAAGCGGCGTGGAAACTTGCGAAAATTTTATTATCAAATTGCATGGTGGTGTTGAACGTCGAGGTGGGACGCACTACGTTGCCGCCGTGAAAGACTCAACAAAAAAAGCCAGGTTGATAAGGTTTGAATTTAATCGCGCTCAATCTTACGTTTTAGAATTTGGCGAAAACTACATCCGATTTTTTACGCAGAACGGTCAAGTCGTTTCGGGAGGCAGTGCTTATGAAATCAGTTCGCCGTACACGGAAGCGCAGCTCGACGAGATTCAAGTCGCGCAATCAGCCGACACCATGTACATCGTTCACCCCGATGTCGCGCCGCGAAAACTGGTTAGAACATCGAACACAAGTTGGGCGCTAACTGCGCCTTCTTTCACAGCTCCGAAATGGGATGCCACTGACAAGTATCCGCGATCAGTTACTTTTCATCAGCAGCGTCTTTGGTTTGGCGGTACTGAAGGAAAACCGCAAACAATCTTTGCTTCAAAGTCAGATGATTTTGAAAACTTTACGCTTGGCGTAAATGATGATGATGCACTCGAGTATCAGATCGCATCGTACAAAGTTAATACCGTCGAATGGATGTCATCAACCGAAGTGCTACTGGTTGGAACAAGTGGCGGTGAATTTAAGGTTACTGGCGGCAATGCGCCTTTAACACCATCTAACGTTCAAGTAACTCGACAAACCTCTTATGGTGGCAAGAACATACAGCCGCGACATATCGGCTATCAAACCTTATTCGTGCAAGGCACCGGGAGATCGATTCGATCTTACGAATATTCTTGGACAAATGATTCATATGATTCTGAAGATCTGACGTTTCTTGCAAATCACATTGGCGATGAAGGCATCAAGCAGATGGCCTATCAAATGGCACCCGATTCAATTTTGTGGTGCGTTCTTGATAACGGTGTTCTGGCAGGAATGACTTACGACAAAAACCGGAGCATTGTGGGATGGCATCGTCACACGACTGATGGCACTTTTGAATCGTTAGCGGTTATTCCGCAAAGCACCGTTGATCAGGTTTGGGTGATCTCAAAAAGAACAATCGGCGGCGTAACCAAACGCTACGTCGAATATCTCGACCCCGACCTACACGTTGACTCAGCTTTGACCTACAGCGGTAGTGCGATCACCGGCATTACGTCAGGCGGTCTCGCGCACCTCGAGGGCAAGACGGTAAGCATTCTGGGCGATGACGCGGTGGTGCCGAACGCAACGGTCAGCAGCGGCAACGTTTCATTCGGTGGCGCTTCTGTCACAAAAGCAGATATTGGTCTTCCTTTTACTAGCACGTTGAAAACGCTCGCAGTCGAAGGTGGTAATCCTGCCGGAACAGCGCAGGGTCTACAAAAAAGATGGAATGAGATCTATGTGCGATTGCACGATTCATTTTTTCCAAAGATTAATGGGATTCGACCACCGGTCAGATCACCCGCGACAGGCATGGGAACAGCTGAACCAAAAACAACCGGCGATGTCCGGGTTAGAAATGAAGGAGTTGATTTGGACGGACAAGTGACGATTACGCAAGATCTTCCCGGCCCGACTCACTTGCTGTCGATCTTTGGCACTCTTTCAGTGAACGGAGGTTAGGAATGGCAATTGATCCGGCAACAGCTTACGTTGTCACGACTGCTGTTTCCGCTTTTTTGGGAAATTCAGCAGCCGACGATGCAGCTGAACGTGCAATTGAAATTGGAACCGCTAACGCAGAAGATTTAAGAACAATTTCAGTCGCTAACGCTGATGAAGTTGTAAAAGTTGCCGGTCTTAATGCCGATGCAATTCTTGCGACGGCGAGCCTTAACGCTGACAGCACATTAAAAATTGCAGAAACGAACTCTCTAGCGTTCCTGACTTCAGCTCGAGAAAACATTGATTTAGCCGCAACTGAAAATGTTGAGGTCTTGCGGCGCCACGTTCTTCAGGAAAATGCACTTAGTGGATCGATTCGCGCAGCTGCCGGTGCAAGCGGTGTTCGTATCGGGGCCGGTTCCCCATTGGAAGTTCTTATCGATGCCGTCGAGCAGGGATATGGTGAGCGTCAATATATGGCGAACTATGCCAAGAAGCGCATTCAGATGATGGGAAATGAAAGTATTCGAAGAGCATCAATCACCATGATGGATGCCGAGGAAAGAGCAAAGGTGCTTATGGAAACTGCTTCAATGCAAGCAATGATTACTCGAGAAGAGGGCGCGTCATCAGCTCGAATAATGCTGAACGATGCGGAAGCTAACGCAAGATCAATGGAGCGTGGCGGTGCAGCTTATGCCTCAAGCTTGCGAGCCGGCGGTACAGCGACATTGATTAATGGGTTAATGAACGCCGGAAACGCTTATCTTCAGTATGGCTCTCCGAGCGCCGCTTCGCCGACTGCTTCTTCGCCGGCCTTTATTGGGCCGACAGTTGGCACCTCCGGCGGATATACAGGCGGGTTTTCAGCGGGGTATTCGGGATAATGAGAATGCCACGTTTTCAATATTCGAGCAGTCCTTCAATGTCGGGCGCCTATTCAAGCCCGGTGTTACGAAGCGCGCCTACGTTACGCACTCCGGCATTACGAAACACATCCAAATATTTGCGAGATCCTAGAGCCGGACAGCGCAATATGCAGCTCGAGGTTCAAGCTGAACTGGACAAAGCAAAACCATTTCAAGCTTTAGTCGCCGGGGCGGGTGAGATTGCCGAGACCTTTTTAAAGGCAGACATGAAAAGCAAGTTGACCGAAGCTGAACTCAATCTTCGGATTACGACTGAAGGATTGCTTGCCAACATGAAATCCATGCCGGTTGGTGCAGCTTCAACAACGATTGATGGCAAAACAGGCCAACCAGATACGAATTATCGTGCGGTTCACGAAACATCACTTGCAAGCTTTACCGATGAGTTTTCTCGCCACAGAGAAAAGTTATCCAAAACACTACCTCGGGCAGCAAAAGACCAATTTCTCGCCGGTACAGCTGCATATGTCGCATCAGCTGAAGCTCAAGCTCAAGCGATCAATCGAAAGCAGCACGTTGCCTATTTGCAAGGCACAGTTTTTAGTAATTTGAGAAAAGCTGAGACTCTTGCCGAAATCGATATTATTGCCGGCGGTGCTGATGCGAGATTGGTTTACGCGCAAGATGATTTATTGAAGTTAGTAGACGCTCGAAAACGCGAGTTAGCCAATGACTACTTTGCGACCACAGTCATCGCAGAAAACACGCAGCTCGGATTAGAGAATCTTGAAAACGTTTTTGCAAATAACAATAGAGAATCTCAGCTTGATGATGAAAACGGCGATACGATCCCAATGACAGGCGCTCAAATGAGACAGTTTGAATTTATGGGTCATTTAACCGCAGATGACAAACTTGCGTTCGACACAAAGATTCAAGCCAAGATTAAACGCTTACAGGCTGAAGACGAGCTTAGAAAAGAATCTAATAAGAACTCAATAATGGGCGAGATTTATAACAATCCTGATCCAAACGTTTACACCTCTGACGCCTTCACCGCAGCTGCCGCAAGTGGCGAAATTAATTTTGAAGATATTCCTGATCTTGATGCGATAGTTAAAGCGCAAATTGTCGCAAGATCGCAAGCTGCTCCTGCAACCGATGTTTCTCTTCAGAATCATATTTTGGACAATATCGGTGATTTTGCTTATCGAACTGAAAGGTTGATGACGATGCCTTTGGATCCGAATTTTGCAAAAGAGGCGCTTGAGAAAAGACGAAGATTTGATCAGGGTATTCCAGATTGGAAAGATAAGAACAACCCTGCCGGTAATAAAGGAGCAAGAGCAAACAGAATTTTCGAAAATGCGTTTTATCGCAAAGATGGTGGTTTTATGGATGCAATCTCAATCTTTTCGCCAGATAGAGTTGAGCAGCTAAACGACCGTTACTTTATCGCCGCGAAAGAGTTAGATGAGTATGCAAACAACGAGATAGATCTCGCGATGGCTGACTCGGAATACACGTTCGATGAAGCGTTCGATAACATCTATTTGAAAGCCGAGCAGTTAGCGGAAAAAGAACGTCAATATTCTCAAACCGTTAAACAAGAAAAAGGCGCATTTGATCTAGCGAAAGATGCCGGCTTCACTGGAAGCACAGGCCAATTTTCTCAATATAACACTTGGTCAAGAAACAATAATCAGTTTACTTTCGACGATGTTCTGCAAATGGATCCCGGCCCGGCTCGAACTGAAAAAGCAAAAACATTGCAAAGTTTTGGTTGGACTTTTGATGCAAAGTTTTTCGAGGAAAAGCTAGAAACTCAAACAGCAGAGGAAAAGTTAAGCACCGTTGAAAAGATTTGGAATGCGGTGAACCCTTTTGCTCCAGAGGATGAATAGATGAGTAATTGGACGCCACCAATGCTCACCGATCAGCAAATCAACGAACGGTTTGAAGCGCAAACAGAAGCTGAAAATCAATCAATGAGAGATTGGATTAACACGACCAACGACGAGAATTTCAATACAACAGAAGATGATCTTCGCCAAAATCCACAGTGGATTCTCGCCAGTAGGGTTTTATACAACCAAAACAACGGCAAGAAGTTCTCTGGAACTGATCAAGAAGCAGCCGACTATGGCCTCGATCAAATGGGTGCATTCAATTACTCATTCTTTAATATGGATGCGCCGTGGGCTGAAGAAGATACAGTCGGTATGGTTGGCTACCTTTCAAGGATTCAAGAGTTTGATGATCGCGGCAAGCTTGCCTTCTTGCTGTTGATGAACACCTACGACGAGAAAGATGTCACTTGGGAAGGTGTCAAAAGAGGTTTTTCAAATGTTTTCCAAGATCCTACGACTTATGGCGGTATTACTACGCTCGCCAGTCTCGGCGCGAAATTTTCGGGACGGTCAGCTGTCAAAAGCGGAGTGAAGGCTTGGCTTGAACACGCAGCGCATGGCACTTTTTCCCGAACAGGCATGGCGATTGGCGCCTTTGAGGGTGGAAGCTATACCGCAGCCGATCAAGTTTATCGCGAAAGAATAGACGCAGAGCTTGGGGATCGAGAGGCTTTTAGCGATCTATCAGGGTGGCTATTGGAATCTGCACCTACAATCGTTTTGGGAACAACTATCGGCGCAGCTATCCCCGCAGCGGGAATGGCAGTCAATCGGCTTCGACCTCGACCCGATATTCCGGTTCCTGATCGACCTGATCTTATTGTTGAGGAAGTAAACAAAAACGGCAAACTTCAACGAAATGTTCGAGTTGATGAAGCTGCATTTGATGTTGACGCAGAAAATTTTAACTTTCCTGATCTAGCACCAACTCTTGCTGACAATCACAGACTTATTGCACAAGACAGTCAGGCCCGAAATAAGAAAGGCTTTGGCGAGCAAAGCGAATTCTTCAATCCAACATTTGGGCATGAAGGGCGCCCGGTCTATAAGGCGATTCGAACTCAATCGCACAACCGGATTATTAACAAGGCTATCGAAAAATCTGGCGACAGCATTCCCGCTGAAGGTGAGAAAAAGGTCGCTGTCTTTTTAGGCGGCGGCAGCGGTGCCGGCAAAACAACTGGCTTTAAATCGGGAATTGAAAGCGGCGCAATCCCAGATCGCCAATATGTGAACATCAACCCAGACGATATAAAAGAACAGCTTTCAGATTACAAGACAATCAAGCGCGAAGGAGACTATCGGGCAGCTATGCAAACCCACGAAGAGTCTTCAGACGTTGGGGATCTTTTGCTTGAGCGCGCTGTAAATGACGGTCGAAACGTTTTGATTGACAAAACAATGGCAAATCCTGAGAAGAATTTGGCATTAATGGAGTTGTTGAGGTCAAAAGGCTACGAGATTCAGTTTATGGGGGTCTCAGTTGACGCAGGAACAGCTGCAATGCGTAACCTAGGGCGATTCTATAACTCAGGTCGCATCCCTTTCCTACAGGCAATTGGGAGGACTCATAAGGGATTTAACGCAAATACCCGAGCCTATCTTGAAGCTGCAGATCAAGGCGTCATTATGGATAATTCCGGCGGGTCTTTAGTGATTGCAGCGCGAAAAGGTGAAGACGGCTCAGTCGAAGTATGGGATCCGATGGTCTATAATATGATCTTAGAAAGAGGTAACTTAAATGAAGAAGCAAAAACAATCCGAGAACTTCGTGGATCCTCGGTCACGAATGATAACCCCGGAGATTATGGCGAAAGCCCGCAAGGAAGTGGAAGCGGAGGAGCGCAAACGGAAGGGGCCGCCAGTGGTCTTTCTCCCGAACGACTAAGAGAGCAGCGAGCTGCTGACCTTGGTTTCAGTGATGAAACCTTCTTTCACGGATCGACTCGGGATTTCACTGAATTTAGCGATAAATTTGGCAATCCCGACAATCACTACGGTCTCGGTCATTACTTTACAACGAGCCTCGAAGACGCATCCGACAACTACAGCGGCAGTGGCCCTGATTTAAACATCAGGCTCGAGACTGTCGCGGAAAGTGCCTTCCCCGATCTTGAAGGTAAAGACGGAATCGATGCAGCTAGAAAGCTGCTCGGCGTCGAAAATGACGGTGTTGTTTACCCAGTTAAGCTTCGCACAGATAAGGTTGTGCGCGTTGGCGACGATGATGCTTACACTCTTGATGGCGAAAGAGAAACTTTCTGGGAATTAGATCCTTCTGATCCAGATGAAGAAATCTTTGACCCATCCGGGGAGTTTATGGATGTTCTTGAAGCAACCATCGAAGCTGCTGACCAGTGGGGCGTTCCAGATACTAATGAGCTGCAGGGAAAACTTTTAGAAGCAGCTATGGATCAGGAAGGCATGGGCGCTTCTGAGTTTGAAAAAATCTTGCGAGACCATATGGCAAACCTTGGTGCAGACGCATCCCCCGGAACAGTTGTTTCTCAGGTTTACCATGATCTTGGATATGACGCTATAGATATGGACGCCGGCGTGTTTAAAAACATGGACGGTGTAGAAGGGCAGCGACACTTCATAATTTTTGATCCAACCAGAATAAGATCTATCCACGCCGAGTTTGATAAAAACAAAATCGACAGCGCAAACATTTTATCGAGTGTAGATAATGGCAATCGAAAACGCAGATATTCTTAATAAAGAAATCCCGCAAACTTCCACTGAAACCCCGGCACCCGCCGGGGTTTCTGCTTCTGGGGAGCTTGAAATTGATTCTTGGATGGATCAACCCTTCGGAGATTCAGAAGAAGATCAGGTTTTAGTCGCCGGTCTGGGAAATGTAGCTCGCGCTATTGCGCGCCCGATCACTACAGCCATTGGGATTGGCAAGGCAAATATGGGGGATGCGGTTCCCGAAAATCTCCGATTTAAAAATTTACCCAAAACCGAAGATGACTTTTTCATCAAGGTTGATGTTAATGAAGCGATAGACCGACCGATTCGAGTTGATGGTGAAAAGCTCGACACTCCAGAGCTACGCCAAGACAAGATTGATGAGCTTGACTCCCTTCTTAGCCAAGCAGATTACCAAGACTTTGACACAACGAAATCTTGGCAGCTAAACCCCCAGAACATAACTTCGGCTGAAGATTTTAATAAAGCTCAAATGGCGATTGCAAAACGCTATCGCGTCGAGATAGATAAACAGCGGCGTGGAGTCGTGACCGAAGAAGAGCAGCTCAAGCTTGCTAGGGTTTTTTCCAACGATCCTGAGTTTGCGAAAAAATTTATGACCACTGGGCCGGGAACCGCGTTATCTGCTGAAGAGCTTAAAGCTGCGCGTTTCCTTGTTTTAAAGTCTGCCGAAAATCTAAAGGCTTCTGCGACTAATTTCAGACGCCAAGCAACCGGTGATGATTTACCAGTTGCTGAACTAGAATTTTTGCGGAACTGGAACATTCACAAAGAGTTGGTTGTGAAATGGATGGGCGCCAGAGCTGAAGCCGGTCGCTCACTTCGTGCAATCTCCGGGCAATCTATCGGAGATATGAAAGATCTATCGCAAGCGCATATCGATGAGCTGACCCGACATTATGGGAGCGCCGCTGATGTTGCGCGCCTTGCTGATCAAGTTATGGCAGCTCAAGGATTGATTGGCGTCAATAAGACGGTTGCTGCCCAGAAGTCGGGCATAAGTAAATGGGGCGCGGCAATTGCCGAGAACATGACAGGATCAATTCTATCCGGCCTTTCTACTTTCGGCGTCAATTTTTTTGGCAACGGTTTGATGATCGGTCGACACGCCACTCATCTTGCTGTCGCAGCTCGGTTAGGGCGTTGGACAATGGGAGATGCTGCTGTTGTCGAGAAGGGTGAAGCAATGGCTTATTTAATAGGTTCATTCGCATCTTTCAATCGAGCGCGCCAAGCTTTCGTCATTGCATTAAGAACCGGCGAGCCGTATGGCGGCACCGCGAAATTTGAAGGTGCAAAAGATAAAGCAATTTCTGCAACCTCTCTGGGCTACGACCCAAAGTCGGCTGCCGGCGCAGCGATCAACGTTTATGGTCATATCGCTCGCGCACCAATGGAGAGAATTCTCGGCCCGACAGATGCGCTATATAAAGTAACGAACGAAGGTGGTCACTGGGCGCAGCTCGCGTACCGGCAAGCTGCTAAAGACGCAAGAGCTGAAGGGTTGAGTGCTGCCGAGCAAGATGTCCGGTTGCAGCAGTATATGGCAAACCCGGATCAAGATACGTTGTTAAGGATGAAAGAATTTGGTGAATACCAGACTTTCACAAACCCCCTCGGTGAATGGGGTCGTTCAACTCAGAAAATGCTAAATCAGTTCACACTCGGAAGATTGTTAGTTCCGGTTTTTAGAACTCCTGCACAGATATTTAAAATTGGATTTCTTGAAGATACGCCGCTTGGGTTTCTTTCACAATCGGTAAGAAAAGATTTATATCCAGAGCCGGAAATCGGCAAAGCGCAATTGAGCAGTGAGCAGATGGAAAGAATGCAAATGGCTCAGTCTCGAATGACCGTTGGAACTATGACGGTCGCAACAATCGGGGTACTCGCAGCCAATGGATATGTAACAGGGTCGGGGCCGAAAGAATTTGGCGCTCGGGACGCAACGCGAGAGGTTGTTCCTCCCCGCTCTTTTGTGGTGGAGCGTGATGAGTATGGGAATCCATCCAAATATATGTCTTTTGATCGGTTAGAGCCTTTCAGCTTGCAGATTGGATTGATGGCTGACTTTTATGAAATCTTACAAGCTTCACAACACATGGATTTGGATGAATCTCAGATGGAACAAATCATGGATGTTGGAGCTGCACTCACGTTAGGCGTCTATGAGAACACGATCAACAAGACTTATATGCGGGGAATAAATGAAGCAATCAGCGCCACTCAAGATCCCGAACGATACCTAGAACGTTGGCAAGCTTCTTTCATTAACGCGCAATTGCCGCTGTCTGGAATCCGGCGAGATATTCGCAAAATGATTGATCCGATGATGCGAACAACTGAAACACTGTTAGAGCGTTTAAAGAATCAGCTTCCCTATTTTTCAAAAGACCTTCCCGCCTTAGTAGGGATTCACGGTGAATATATTCCTTATGACCACCTCATGAATCTACCGCTAAAGACTAAAGAGGTTTCAGATGATCCAACCTTCCAAGAGTATAACCGTCTGTTTGAATCAACTCGGATTCCCCCGGTCACAAAAGGAACTGCAATTATTGGTGGGCATAAGTTAAATGCACAGCAGAAGCATGATTTCCAAATCATTTCAAGAAATGGAATAAAGCTCGAGCTTGATGATCAGAACAATGTTATCGGCGCTTCTTTACCGTCTTATGACCCAAACGCAAATTGGAAGGAGCGAATAAAGCCCAAAGGTAGCGGGGTGACCTTTGCAGGAGCTATTCAAAACTTAATGATCTCGGATCAGTACAACTCACCAATGGTGACGGACTATGCGCGAGTTGAGATGATCAAGAAGATCCAAAACGGATTTGATCGAGCAGCGCGAGAGTTTTTGAAAGCAGAAAACCCAGAAATTCTAGATGCTGTTCTTTTAATTCAACAAAACGAAGCTAGAAGAATGATGGGAAGAGATGCAGCAGATCAAGCTTTTGAAGATGCCGGTGTCGAAGTATTAACGCCGAAAAGTGAACAACCCCTTTTTAGAAATTAAGGCAAAAAAATGACAGTTTCCACAACGACATCAAAGGTCAGTTATACAGGTAACGGCACGAACGACACGTTCGCTTATACCTTCAAGATCTATGCTGACGGCGATCTCGAAGTCTACGTTGGCGGGGTCAAGAAAACACTCACAACGCACTATACGGTCACTAACGCCGGTACAGCTTCTGGCGGGAATGTGGTGTTCACGACCGGCAACATCCCGGTAAACGGTGCCATCGTAGTCATTGCTCGAAGCTTGGCGCGCACCCAATCAAACGATTGGAACGATTATGATAGGTTTCCCGCAGAAACACTCGAGGACTCTGTCGACCGGCTGACGTTTATAGAACAGGAACAGGACGAGGAAGCAGCTCGGTCGATTAAGTTCGCTTTGACGGTAACAGATGTCGGTAACGTTGAAGTCACCGGCACAGCGGCTGAAAGGGCCAACAAGGTGTTCGGTTTTGATGCCGCCGGCAACCTGATCACCACGGTTGAGATCGGCAACTATGAAGGCGACTGGGCAGCTTCAACCGCCTATGTGACGCGCGATATTGTCAAAGACACCTCAACGGATAACATCTTCATTTGCTTAACGTCACACACCTCAAGTGGCGCGCAACCGCTTACAACGAACACTGATTCCGCGAAGTGGGCGCTGTTGGTCGACGCAGCTTCATCTTCAACCGATGCAGCGGCAGCCGCCGCTTCAGCAACCGCAGCTGCCGGCAGTGCAACAGCCGCAGCCACTAGCGCGACTTCAGCCGCTACCAGTGCGACAACAGCGACAACGCAAGCATCTGCGGCCTCGACGAGCGCAACGGCGGCAGCATCAAGTGCATCGTCAGCTTCAACAAACGCGACCGCAACAGCTGCCGATGCAGTCAGCACTGCCGCCGATAAAGTTGCAACAAACGCTGATGCCGTTTCGACAGCTGCCGATGCTGTCTCGACCGCAGCTGACGCAGCGACCGCAACCACGCAAGCTGCAACAGCAACGACTCAAGCCGCAACAGCAACGACTCAGGCCGGTAACGCTGCGACATCTGCAACGGCGGCGGCCACGTCAGCAACCAATGCTGCAACAAGCGAGTCGAACGCTGCCACATCAAAAACCGCAGCTGAAACTGCAAAGACGGCAGCGGAAACAGCGCAAGCTGCGGCAGAGGCGGCACTCGACAATTTCGATGACATCTACCTTGGAGCGAAGTCGAGCGATCCAACGGTTGACAATGACGGCGCAGCTTTAACTGCCGGGGATCTGTATTTCAACACCTCGACAAATCGAATGCGCGTCTATGACGGTAGCAGTTGGGCAGACGTTGCGCTCGACGCTGCAACAGTCGTTGCCAAAACTTCCGCTACCGGATCAGGACAACTCCCCGCAGGAACCACAGCACAGCGCGATGGTTCACCTTCAGCGGGGATGATTCGCTACAACTCAACGACAGCCGGGTTTGAAGGCTACGGATCAGCATGGGGCGCAATTGGTGGGGGCGCGTCAGGCGGGAACGGTGAGGCGTTTGTCTTTGAAAATGAAATTACCATCTCTGAGGATTACACCATGACGACAAATTTTAACGGCGTGAGCGCGGGGCCTCTCGTTATTTCGGGAACCATAACCATCCCTAGCGGATCAACTCTGGTAATCGTGTGATGGGATCTATAAACGTAAATTCTATCGACAAAGAATCAGGCTCAACGCTTACGTTGGGTGGGGCTGGAACAACCGTTGCAGTTCACGCATCTGCTACGACTTCTGGATTTGATAGTGGTCTTGCTTCGGTGCAAACCTTTACTTCAAGCGGAACGTGGACAAAGCCGTCTGGCATTACAAAAATAAATATAACAATAATTGGTGGGGGAGCAGGTGGAGCAGGGGCGACTAATCAATACGGCGCAGGGTCGGGCGGAGCAGGTGGAACAGTAATTAAATATGCTCATGATGTTTCTTTAATTTCAACCGCAACAATAACAATAGGTTCTGGAGGTGTGGGAGCACTCTCTGCGGTTGGTACTGATGGGGGCAATAGCACTTACGTTGACACATCTTTGACTTTAACGGCGGGCGGAGGAGATAGCGATCAAGTTTCCCATGGTTCTGCATCTGGTGGCGATATAAACCTTGTTGGGGAAGCCGGAGATTGTCCTCATTTTTATGGTTATAACTTAGGATCAAAAGGCGGAAGCACAATATTAGGTGGCGGTGGAGAAATGGCTTATTACGAATTTACCGGTCGAGATGCAGTTGGATATGGTTCCGGAGGTGGCGGGGGCGGTAGACAACAAGGAACAGGCGGTTCGGGAGCAAGCGGAATTTGCATTATTGAGGAGTACAAATAGATGAAATACGCAATCGTTAACTCTGGCATCGTTGACAACATCATTGAATGGGATGGCAGTTCTGAATACAACGTAGACGGCGTTTTTATTGAAGCAGATGCTAACGCATATATCGGCGGTGTTTACGCTGACGGCGCATTTGTAGCACGACCGCCCGAACCCGAACCAGAACCAACTCAAGCAGATTTAGATCGTCAAAGTGCAAGAGATAAATTGTCCGCACTAGGTCTTTCTGACGCAGAAATTAACGCACTGTCAGGAGGTCTGTAATGTCCAGTCTACTTAAAGCAAATTCAATATCAGCCGCGACAGGAGCCACGGTCACGATCCCATCAGGCACGACTCTCGACATTGCATCGGGTGCGACGATTGCAAACAGTGGAACTGCTTCTGGGTTTAGTAGCGGGTTTGTTTCTTATGCTCTTATTTGCGATCAGAAATCATCAGGCACTGCCGGAGGCACATTTGCAAATGCTTTGTGGCGAACCAGAGATTTGAATACAAAAATTGCTGACCCCGATGGCATTGTTTCAATTTCAAGCAATCAATTTACTCTTGGAGCGGGTTCATATCTTATAAAGTGGTCTGCGCCCGCCGCAAGAGTTGGTAGGCATAAAGCGGCACTTTATGACGTTACAGGAACAGCGTACATCGAATATGGAGATGCACGATGGGGTGATACTTATGACGGTGAATCTGATCCTTCGACCGGAATGGCGCGAGTAACTCCTAGCGGGTCTAATGTTTACGAAATACGTCACCATTGTGCAACTGGGTACGCAACTTATGGGTTTGGGTTCGAGGGTGGTGCTGATACTGGTAACGTTGTCGAAAAATACACTTTCGTCGAAATTTACAAGGAGGCGTAATGGACATTAGTCTTTGCATTATTCATTTAGGTCTTAACGCCAATCAATATCGATTAAGCCAGTCAAACACTCCGCATGAGATTATTGAGTGGAGTGGTTCTGATCCGCAACCAACACAAGCAGAACTAGAAACAGCATGGTCTGAAATTGAACAAAGCGGGTATTTACAAAAAGAAGAAGATTATTCAAGAGCAAGAGCCGAAGCATATCCATCTTGGCAAGAACAAATGGACATGATGTTTCACGATCAAACAGAAGGCTCACGCACTTGGTTAGATGCCATTGAAGCCGTCAAGGAGGCATATCCAAAATGAGTGAAGTAAAAGTTGACACGATCTCCGAAAGAACTTCTGCTAATGGAGTTGTTGTTGATGGGGTCACAATTAAGGACAGTGGGCTAACGATTCCTAGTGGTGGAACGATTACTAACAACGGTACGGCTAGTGGGTTTGGGTTATTTACAAGTTATGCAATTATTTACGATCAAAAAACAGTAGGTACGAATGGCGGAAGTTTTACATCTGGAGCATGGAGAACAAGAGATTTAAATACTGTTCATGCTGATCCAGATTCAATAGTAACTCTTTCTGCCAATCAATTTACTTTAGGTGCGGGAACATATTGGATTGAAGCATTTTCAACTGCGGCTTATATTCAACAGCATCAACTTGCAATTTATGATGTAACTGGAACTACGCTTTATCCCGGAATAAATAATTTTAGTCAAACTGGTGGAGATCATTGGGGATCTGTAATTGTCAGTATGAGACATACTGCTTCTGCGTCTAATACTTATGAATTGCAACATAGGTGCAGAACCACAAAGACTAGCACTTCTGCGTTTGGCATTTCACATGGTGGTTACTGGTCGGATACTCCAGACATTTATTCCGTAGTTAAAATTTTTAAAGAGGCTTAATCATGGATATTAATATTTGCATTAACAGATTAGGTCTTAATGGAAACCGCTACCGACTTAATCAGTCTAATCCTCCACATTATTTTATTGAGTGGAGTGGATCAGACCCACAACCAACAGAAGCAGAACTGCAATCGGCGTGGGATTCTTATGTTGCCGAACAACCCGCTACCCAATACCAACGTGATCGACAGGCAGAGTATCCGTCTATTGACGAATTGATCGTTGCTCTATGGGAAGGCGTGGTCGAAGAACGCATGGCATCTGTTACTGCGTTGGAAGCGGATCGACAGGCGGTTAAAACAAAGTATCCGAAACCATGATCAAAGCCTTCGCGCTGACAGCCGCCTTGATAGGCGGTTTTTTTTCGTCTGCACATTCGCAACAACCGATGCCCAAGGGTATGTATGAGTTCGCCGCTCCAATGACGTTTATGTGTGTCGACTCGTTCGTTCGGATGATGGAGATTCTTGAAAAAGATTACCGCGAAATCCCGATGGTGATTTCGCACCTCACTCCATCAATGAGCATAATTCTTTTTGTCAATCACGACTCAACCACAAGCACCGTTGTCGTAACGAAGCGCACCAAAGAAAAAGAACAGGCTTGCATAGTTTTCGGTGGTGCATCTAACGGCACTTCGTTTTCGTTAAACCCTAACCCAACCTTTCCGGTTGAAGCGAACTTTGAAGGTTGACGGACATATCTGAAAAAGAAATCGGGCGGCTCATTGAAAAGGTTGAATCAACCGAAAGAATGATGCACGAGATGACAACAAGAATGACAAATCTTGAGGCGCAACTGCATACCCAAAGAGGCTTGGGGATTGGATTGTTAATTGCAATTACCACAGTTACAGCATCTGGCGCTTCGCTTATCACGAGGTGGCTAAACGCATGAATATCCCAACCTATTTAATCGGCGCAATCATTTTTCTTGTCGGTCAAACGACCGGCGCGATTTGGTGGGCGTCATCACTTTCAGCCGAAGTCGAAAGGCTCGGTGGAATACAAGGCGGTCAACACACCGCTCAGATAAACGCTCTTCAAGAAGATGCACAGAAGTGTCAGCTTGAAATTCATAACCTTCAGAAACTTGTAACAGATCAAGGCAATCTGGCAACGGCTATCAAAAGCGTTGACGTAATGGAATTTCGCCTTGAGTCAATCGAGCAGATGCTCGACAAAGTTCTTGCTACAAAAATTAGATAAGGAGATAAAAGTGCCAAAAGTTGGAAATAAGAAGTTCCCTTACACGGCAAAGGGCAAAAAAGATGCACAGTCATACGCGAGCAAAAATGCAAAAAAAGCTAAATCAAAAAAGTGAATGAAGATCTTTGAACACAACCACGCCAAAGGTAAATATTGGCAGCACGCAAAAAGGGCCGGGTTTATCTCCGGCCTTTTTATTGGTAGCGGAGTAGTCGGGATAGCTCATGCCGTTTGCCCGTGGTTCCTCCCTGAGTTTCTGACTGAGGCAAACAAACGGATCTCAAAAGAGCTTGATCAAAAACTTTGTGAATGTCCGGCTGATGATTGATCCCTATAAAGGTTTGAACGAATGGCTCAACGAGCTTGATCAAAAAACTAAAAAAGTATTCTTTATCCTTATTGTGGTTGGGTTTGTCCTAATGATTTCAGCTTGCTCGTCAATGAAAGAGATGGCGTGGACTTCGGGAGCTGCACTCGCTACCGGCGCCGCAGCTTCAGTTGTGACCGGCACCTTGCCGGCAGTCGCAGCCGGAGCTGCTGCCGGGGGTCTTACCGCCGCGGTAATCTCTGACGCACCCAGTTCATTGCCGTCAGCTCCAGAACAGGCGACGAGCGGGTGGGGCGCACTGGCGGTGTTGTTCGCCACTAGTGGCAAATGGCTCGGGATCTGCGCGCTTGCTTTCATCGTTCTTGGTTGGTTGGTGCCTTCACCCTTCAAGCTGAATAAGCGTGACACCAAGACTGGTTGAAGTTGTTTGGGAAGATATTGCCCAAGATGCGTCTTGGGCGACTGACACAGATTGCGTAACGGTCACTAGCGTCGGCTATCTGGCTGAAGACAGCGAGAAGTATCTTAAGATAGGTGGGTCAATCACAGAAGATGGAGACATTGCCGGAATTCTCGCTATGCCAAAAGGCTGCGTAATTCTAGTCAAATTTCTGTCGAGAGAATCGACGCCATAATAGGTGACCCATGAACACCGAAAATTATCCTCAAACTATTTTTGAAACCCCCGGACTCTGCACAACAATAATGAAAATAAACCCGAATCCCATTCCCCCGGCGGGGCAATTCCATTCGCAGCTAATGAGCGCAAAATCGAAAGCTCAAGTAATCGACATCCTTTGCGCCCGAGGTTCTGCCGCCGGATGGTTCTCGGATATGCCTGACGGCTTGTTTGATAAGCTCGATCAGATGCGTCACACCAAAGGTGAAGCTGCGTAAAAGTTGTGACCAAAGTTGTGACCAAAATAGAACAACCCCAAGCAGCTCCAAGCAGCTCTAAGCAGTTGCAACTCCTAGACAGTCGCAAAAAACACTGTAATAATAGACTCCGGCAGGAACTTGCCAAGGTTGGGGTCGCGAGTTCGAATCTCGTTTCCCGCTCCATAAAATCAATTACTTATGTCT